GTAGACGGGGCCGATGATATTAAAAAAACCTCCTCCGGCGTAGTGATCCGAAGAAAGTCTGCATAGCGAATGTTATTAGTGCCGTCAACGGGTGGGATAACATTCATAGGACTGCCTCAAACGCTTTGAATGTTCCCTGCCAACTTATAAACGAATCATTCTGCATCGGAATTAAGTTGTAGGCGGGGTAGTCCCGAAGGATAACTGGGAAGGTGCAGCCAGTATAAGAATTGCCGCCCATTGCTACCGTTGTTCCATACTGCCCTATAACCGCCGCTACGGGGCTGAGAAGTTCTGTGATTAGGTTACGGTGGACTGGGATGTTAACGGTCAACCCGGAGCCTCTAACTACGTCTGCTGTGGCAATGTAGGAATATCTGCCGACCTGACAGAAGTCTCCGGCTTTAACTATATAGAGTCCGGCGCCAATACTAGGAAGGGAGCCAAGTACCAGAACTTTTGCTGCTGATGCAATCTGCCACTCGCATAATTCGATAGAGCCAGAACTCATGTCTCCCTGATATGCTATGTAGTTGACCCATCCAGTAGCACCAAAATTCAAGTATTGCTCTAAAGACTTATCAGGAATTCGTAGGGAATTAAGAAGCCCTCTGCTTTGGCTGTATTTCAAATAGTTATGCGGCTTCATCTCGAACGCGAAAGGAACGACCGTTACAATCTCTGCGGTCGCTATTCTCTGATTCCGGCTGACTACTTGACCGACAAAGCGATGGTCGTTGATCCCTACCGACTCGCTATTAATTAAGATCGTATTAAGGCTCATAGTTTACCTGTTCACTGGAACGGATCGGTTCGCGGATTGATTCGCCGCCCATACACCCATTTTGTTTTTAGATAGGAACTGAAGTGCTGATTGGGTGTCTATGGCTGACATTTGCGCGATGTATGGGCCGTTATATACAACCGATGGTTGAGTGCTTGGGTTGAGAGCATCCGACAGTCTGTTGTTCGGTATGACATTCCCCCTTCCTGATGGAATAAAAAGTTCTGGGCCTTTCTCTCCAACTATCGTGGGGCCGCCGATCTCTCCGCCTTCTGCTGCAAATCCAGTGCCAGTCATCCCAGAAGGCATAAAACCACCCTTCATTGAGCCACCCTTCCCCATCCCACCAAAGGCACTCGTAATAAATCCTACCGCCATCATTGCAAGCTGCATCGCGTAGAACTTAGCGATCATTTTAGCTATGTCAGCTATAATACTTAGCGTAAATTTGCCGAATGATTTGGTTCCATTCTCTGCGAACTGATCTATGGCTGATCCAATAGTATTGGTGAACATACTAAAAGCACCCTCTCCCATCTTGCTATAGTTCAGAGCGTCATCATTGAACTGGTTAAAAGATTTCTCCCAACCAAAAGTAAATGAATACTGTTGAGCATTTATGCTGCGGATCGTGGATTCAGTCTGCTCGACGTACATCCTTCCCTGATCTTGAATAATGTTTCTCTGCTGCTCTAGGACTACCGCCAGCTTTTCATTGCCCATAATGCGAGCATCAAGAATCTTTAATGTAATCTGTGCTATCTGGTTGCTAAGTTGTTGTTCTACATTAAGAACGTCCATTCTTACTTTCTGTTCGCGTTGCGCGTAGACCGCTATTTCAGCGCGAGTCGTAACCTGTTTTAATGCTAATTCATTCTGACGAATATACTCTGCCGACAGCAATTTCGCCCGATCCAATGTCTGTTGCATTTGTACATCTTTAGCCGCATCAGGATTTTTAGCAGCGGTTACAACTCGTCCTGTGCCAGCCACACCAGAAGCCGACTTTCCTAATGGATCGATAACGTCCTGCATCAATCTTTGATTCGCCGCCCACGTCTCAAGATTCTTTGCCTTCAGCATATCGTATCCGGCAGCAATCCCTTTAAAATCTCCCGCCAATACTTTTGCTAAAGATGACCCCATAAATACTAGAGTATCGGCAAGTTGAGCCACCGCCGATGCCAGCGTATTTATTCCAACCGCCGCGTGTTTAACAAACCATTCTAATTTCTCAAAAAAGAATTTGGACGCCGCAGTATTTTTATTCCAGTGATCGAACAACGTGCCAAGCGTAGGGATAACCGCGTTAGTAAACATCAGCATTGTCTGACCAGCTTTTGCGCTTAAAGCGTCATGCAACCTTCCGGCTTCTTCTACCGCCGCCGCATAAGCCTTAAACTTATCCCGCGCCACTTGGGTTCCGCTTGCCAAACCTACAAAGTCCACCCCCTTCGCTGCGCGACCGAACATCTCCATAGCCGCAGCGTTTCTAGTAATAGGGTCTTGTAGTGCAGCTATAGAATATAGCGTCTTGTCAAAAAGTTTATCGGGGCTTAGTTTAGCTAGATCATTTAATGAAACCCCCAAACGACCGAAGGCTTGTTGTGCGCCTAGTGAACCCTGTGCGGCTTCGCCGACCTTTGCAGTAAATGATGATATAAGTTTAGTGGCGTTGTCTGCGTTACCCCCGTTTTGTGCTAAACCCTTAGAAAGGGCTAGTATAGAGGCTACAGCGACTTCATTAGCTTTGGCAGCATCAGAGATAGCGTCACCGTAAGATAACGCCTTATAGGTCATTGCAACGAACGCGGCACTTGCTAGAGTTGCGGCTTGCTGTGCATTATGAGCGAATTTTGCGAGACTGCGATCAGCACCCTCAATGCCCTTCTGAAACTCTGCTGAGTCCAGCCCCAGAACTACGCCAAGTCTTGCTAACATTCCCATCATTTACCCCTTAAATATTTTCTTGGGTGCGTTCGGTGCTGATCTCATATAACTTTGCAAAGCCGTATTAGCGACTGCGTCTTTTTGTTCCTTCGTCAGCGGTGGGTATAAATATTCATACGCCTTCGGTATGATGTCTTGTAGTTTAAAAGCGGCCTGATTTTCAGACCTCATGTAATTATATATCGCGCCAGTCAATGATCCTAGCACTTCTAACATCCCACGATTCCCGATAAGCCCGTCAACATACATAATACAAATATCGGTAAAGCGTTCTTCGTCTATGCTATCAGGATCAGTTCCATTAGCCGTAAGCATCGCTTTCACCTGCCTACGGACTGACCCCGTTATTTTCCCTTTACTTCCTCGTATCCGGGGGAGACTGTCTCGCTGATATTCTTAATCACCTGTAGCTGAATCGGCAGAGGGAATAACTCGTCTATCATAGGGTAAGTGATATTAGCCATATCGAAGTCAGCTTCCTCCGGCACTAGCAGTCGGAATAGTTCTGTAATACGTTGCTCCAATATTCGTTTGTTCGTTGCTGCCGCCTTCATAGAGTTGCCGTCTACTAGAACATCGTCCTCGGTAATGTGACAGTTCTCACTTTCTTCCAAATCTTTAATCAGATCTTGGTAGTAAATGTCGATGATTTCATCATCTATCATCTCCATACGAACCTGCATCTCCTCGAATTCTTTTGTAAGCGGTACTTTAACTTTAAAGGTATGACCGCCCATAGTGAATGATCGAGTCCTTACGCTTTCTTTATGCTTTACGAACTGTGAACCTAATGCTTTCTCTAGCTTATTCATGTCTTGTCCTTTTATATGTATCGAGATTTGTACTTGCTCATATTTTCCCAGATCAGTTTAGATAAAATATTAAGCACTGCACCTGCTTGGCCTTCTAATGCCGGACGTAGGAATGGAGTTGCCGCCATATTCTTTGTCCCGAACTCTACTGCTGTTGCTCTTGCATCACTTCTGACTCCTGTTTGCTTAGACTTTGTTTTTAAGTTCTTGAATTTCATCTTTGCTAACTTCTTTCCGGGTGCTGTTGTAACCAGCCCAATTACCGTATCACTTGGGTCTATGTACTTTGACCGCTTATCCTTACCCGTAGGGTTCCTAGCTTCGATCTGTAGAGACGCTGCGAGTGCGCCAGTGTCCCGAGGTACTAATGCTTTCGCCTGAGCGAGAACGGGGGCCATAGCTTGCCTTACCGACTTCCTGAGAATAAGACTCTGATCTCTAGGCCCGAAGTCATAATATAACGCTTTAAATGCTTCGTGAAGTTCTTTGTGGCCTACGAAAGCAATTTTGACTGAGGCCATTAGTCTCCCTTAACGACTATCTTTTTATAGATTTCGTTATTCAAAGCGACTGTGTAATCTGCTACCTCCTCCGGCGTCATTGTGTCGGCGTGGTTCTTTGCTATCTCATAGGCGAGATGAATTCCAGCTATGCGCTGCTGCTGGTGACTGAACCAATTTTTCTGGCCTGAGTTAGCCTGATGAATTATGTATTCGAGAAGTGCTGCCGAATTATTTGTTGTCATATATTGTAGAACCGCCCCGAAGGGCGGCTCATCTCTTAGGTGTTGTTAGACCAGCCGTAGTTCAATCCACCAATAGGATGGATAGTGAACTCAAACTTGTTTTCAGCGTTAGGCTGCAAATCCCACTTCAAACCACCGACCATACCATTGAAGGCATAAGCGACAGTATCGGTGCCGTCATAAACTGCTACTACATAGGTGCGAACAACTGTACCGCCATATCCATCTTCACGGATTTGCAAT